ATGGAAAAAAATAATTTAATTAAACTAAAATATAATAAATCTTCAAAAAAAGTAAATTCAAATAATTTCAAGATATATACTCCTGAAATGATAGAAAAGTATAAGGATTGCCAAAGAAGATTATTAAAAATTAATGAGGATAAAGTCAAGGCAAAATTCCTGCTATATAGAAAGATTTATAATTACTATTCTCAAGAAAGTTATCTAGATATTAGCATTGAAAGAATTTATATTAAATCGAAGTTAGACTCATATACCTTTGGAGGATGTGGAATAGGTGCATCAATTTTAGCAGGATTAACAGCAAGTGGCATTTTTTCTTATATAGATAATTATATAAAGAAACTTAGTCCGACTTTCTTGGGTATATATATTGTATTGATTTTAGTATTTGGGCTCAAAATTCTTTCAAATGAAGATAGTAAGGTAGAAATGTATAATATGTTTTTAGAAGTATTAAATAATCTAGAATATGATAAAAATGAAAAATGAGGATAATTAAAATAAGGATAAAAGTCTACAATAGTGCACAATATATTCTTGTAGAAAGGAAGTGTTTATAATGAGTAATGAATCAAAATCAAAATCAAACAATCTTCAAAGCTTTTCTAGTACAGGTGGCACTAGTGATTCTAATTTATCTAGCAAAGAAGAACTTAGAGAACAAAAAAGTGCAGGGTGTAATCAATGGGATTCTGTACCACGTACTTATGACAAAGAAGAGTCTACACATAAACATGAAAAAACTGCTACTAATAATCAATGGACAACTACATCTAAGTAAGAATTTACTGTAATAAATACTACTTTAAATAAAGAGGGAGTGGATATTATGAGTGAAGAAAATAAAAAACGTGAGTCTGATAAAATGAATGATGGTTATTATGATTATCAAGGTGGATATATTTCTTATGACCCTGAAGTTTTAACAGAGCATTATACTGTAAAAGGATTTGAAGGTAAAATAAAAGATAAGCAATTATCAAATAGTAAATGGTGTTAATGAATAAAAATATAAATTAAGTATATATATTAATATAAAATACTTAAAGTTTCCTTCATATAGATTTGCTGTTACCTATATGAAGGAAACGATTTTTATGAATCATACTATTATCAATAAACTACGATATTATATTTTTAATTACTTAAACTTTTAAATTGAAAATATCCTAATATATATTTATTTATATATTATTCTATATATTAACACATTGTTTAAGTCTATCAAAAGTTGACTATAATTTTTGTAAGATTTATAATTTATTTATTAAAGGGGAAATGAGGAATTTTTATGGTTTTTTTAGAAAAATTATCTTTATTCAATATGAATCATTTCAGGAGATTATATAATAGGAGTGAAGATGCATATTCGTGCGATAAAAGCTTTTTTGAAATTTATAATGATGAATCTTTTATAGTAAAATATATAATTCGTAAACAAATTAGACTTTTTAGAGTTAATAGTGAATATGTGGGATATATATGGTACGAATATCCTTCGTATAATGGTTTTAGTAATATATATTCTATATATTTGAAAGATGAATATATACATTTAATTAATTCTAAAATCTTATCATTTTTTAATGCTAGTGCCTTCAGATTCGATATGTTAGCAAACTCAAAGGCTTCTTTTATAATGAAAAAATTAAATTTTGATGTTAATTCTAATAACATTTTAATGAAGATAAGGACAAGCAATATTAAAAATAATTTTTGTGAAAATAGAATATTTTTTAAACACTTTAAAGAAGGACAAGATGAAGAATTGAGATGCAGAATTCAAAATTCGGTTTTTAATGAAAAAAATAGAGTTCCTTTAACGGCTGATGATATATATAGGGAAGAAGAGGAAGACTATTATATAAAAGATTTTGGTGTTTTTATATGCAACAATAATGGACAAGTTGTCGGATATGGTCAAATTATTTTCAATAGAGGATTTTATACTATTGTTAATTTAGGAATATTAGAAGAATACAGAAAACATGGGTATGGAGAGTTATTGGTTAGATATCTTATAGATTTATGTTATAGAAATTCTATAAAAACTGTTTATATAAGAGTAGAAAAGAATAATTTAAAAGCCTTATCTTTGTACACTAAAATTGGATTTAGGGAATATCAATCTTTTATTAGTTGGTATAAAAAAATTAATTAATTAGCGTTAGGAGTTGTCTATGAGTATAACTCCTTTAATTATGCATAATTATAGTCTTTTATTTAGAATTATTATTTGTTATAATACTATAGAAATTGTAATTTATACGGAGGAACAATAATGAACTTTGATATAGAAAAACTATATAGCCAAATGGCTAGTGATGAAAAAAAATTATTCTTTATACAAACTTATGGTTGTCCGTTGGTAGAAGTAAAGAAGAATTGTAAGGCGTGATAAATAGAGGGTTAAGAGTTATATATAAATGTTACATTTAATCCATTTTTAAATTGGAGACTTAAAACCTGCCTATCTTTTACTACAATTTTATCAATTAAGTTGTTAATAAAATCTTTTATTAATTCTCTTCCAACATTCTGTATCAGTTCTTTTACTTTTATATTTCCTTCAATAAGTTTAGTTGAAAGTTCAAGGGTTGTAACGTCTAAGAAAAATTTAAAATTATAAACTGATGCATCAATGGATTGAGTTTCATTGATTTTTTTATTAAGTACTTTTATTTTATCTGTAATTTTATTCTTTTTCAAGAAATAATCCTTTTTTGACATATCATTATCTTCAAATAGATATAGATCTTCTAATCTATCTAAAGCTCTCTGCTGCTTTTTCAATTCTGATTCTAAGCTGTTTGAATCAATATTTGTAATTGGAGAATTAAAATCTGATTTTTTAGCGGGCTTAAAAGTATTGCTTTGTGAATGAAATATTGAATTATATATATCTTTAATTTCTTCAATTCCGACAATATCTTTAAAGCAGTTACCTTTTAAAAGTTTAGATTCAAGTTCTTCAGAGTTCATTTTCTTTTTCGATTTAGAAATTTTAATCATATTAGATATAAAATTTAATGTAAAGTTACCTATTATAGTATCACTAATTGTTTTCTGACTGCATCCTAAATGATTATATCTACCTGAACATGTATATAAACTAGGGGTATAACCATCAAGACTTGTTTTATCAGATTTAGCATAAAAACTATTATTACATTCTCCACATTCAAGAAGTCCAGCAAATATATGAACTTTAGATGTGCGCCTAAATCTAGCACTATTTTTATTTGCATTAAGATCCATTATTTTATTGCAGTTATTCCAAAGTTCTTCACTTATTATTGCATCGTGATTATTAGGAATTATAATCCACTCATTTTCATCTTTGATTTTTCCATGACCAGGTACTCTATAATTATATCTATAAGTGCCTTTATAAAATGGATTTCTTATTACATCACATATAGTTTTAGTGGTCCAGCGACCATCTTTTTTAGTTTTTATTCCAGAAGTATTTAAAAGTTTAGTAACAGCAGAAGAGGACTCACTTTTTAAATAAGTACCGTAAATTATTTCCACTGTATTCTTTTCTTCGTCATCAATAACGGGAAATTTGATATTTTTATCCCATTTGTAGCCTAGAGGAATTGGAGCACCATTCCATAATCCCTTACTAGCTCTATCTAGCATTACTGAAGTAACTCTTTCACCAGTAAGCTTTCTTTCAAGCTCTGCAAATACCAGGATTATTTTGAGCATTGCTTCGCCCATGGCGGCACTTGTATCGAATTGCTCATTTTTGCTTATAAAAGTACAATTATATCTTTTTAGCTCATCATACATGGAACAAAAGTCTAAAAGATTTCTAGATATTCTATCAATTTTCCATACAAGCAGATGAGAAAATTCACCTTGCTTTATTCTCTTAAACATTTCCTGAAACGCTGGTCTATCTGTATTTTTTCCACTAAATCCAGCATCTTCAAAAATCTCATATTCTTCAATTCCAAGAATAAATTTTGAATAATTTATCATATCATTTTTTTGTAGTGGAAGAGAATCTTTATCAATTTGATGTGTAGTCGACACTCTTACATAAATAGCTGATTTTTTCATAAATTCCTCCTTAGTTTTAAAGAGCTATGATATTCATAACTCTTTAAACGTCTTATAAAAGATTTAATGATTTAAAATCTATCTCTAAATCATTATAAATATTAACTTTTACTTTATCATTAAATGTGTATGATGTAGGAGCATCATAGCCATTATCAGTTAATGTATAAACAAAGATGCTTTTTTTCATAGGATTAACTATCCAATATTCTCTAACTTTGAATTGTTCGTATAAATTTAATTTTTTAATATAATCGTTTCTAGGATTAAAAGGGGATACAATTTCAACTATCATATCAGGCGATCCGACACAGCCTTTGTCAGTTAGTTTGTTTTTATCACATATAACCGATATATCTGGTTGAACTATATTTCTACTATAACCTGGCTCTTCATCATCATCTGTCAATACTACGTCAAATGGAGCAGGATAAACTTTACATGGACCATTATTTGACTTAATATAATTTCTTATTTCAAATGATATTTCCATTATTAGCTCTTGATGTATTCTGCTTGGAGCTGGTGACATTGCTGAAATCCTCCCGTCTATAATTTCTACTGGTTCATCATCTGAAAATTTTAAGTAATCATCATAAGTGTAGATTTGATCATCTATTGGATTTATAGACATTAATATCACATCCTTTCAGGTTTCTTAAGCGCCTTCTTGCTTTTCTGAAACTGATAATGTTTCCCCTTTTAGTTCTGCTTCAAGTTCTTCTCTAAAAGCAGCAACCTCTTCATCAATATTACTTTGCATAGTCTCTTCCTTAGTAGAAGAAGTTTCATCATTTAATCTGAGCTTAGGTAAAATTTTAGTTTTAAAATATCCTATAGCTTGCATTCTAAACTCTACTGGAATTTCAAAAACACCTTTTATGATATCAAGTTCTTCTTCGGTCATTCCACGTTGTTTTAAATAAGAATCAAGAGAAAATGTATCTGGTTCAACAAACATTGGATCTATTCCATTGCGGAGCCATTCTTCATTTACATTAAATTTTAAAATAATAATTTCTTGAATTTTATTTGTAACATCTTTTCTACCATTTTCAATGTCAGAAAGATGTCCTTGAGATATTGTCAATTCTTTAGCAAAGTCATTTTGCTTCATTTTTAAAGCAATTCTAATAGATTTAATTCTTTCGTTAATAATTTCCATTTAATCACCTCCTTGAAAACATAATAACATAAAAAATATCGCATAGCAACAAAGAATATTTTATAATATCTTGACAATTATCTCTAGGCGATATACAATTATCGTAAAGCAACACAAAGTTGCATCCTAAATATATCAAAAGCAACTACAAACCTTTCAGTAGTTTTTCAGCTAGAGAGTAGAAACGTTGGTAGAAGAAATTATTTAAATAGAAGGAGGAATAAATAATGGAAACTATTTTAAAGAAAGAACAAAAATCTATGACTAATGATATTGCAGATTTTTTATTAACTTTAAATGAAGAAGAGAAAAAAAGCTTTAAAGAATTTATACAGGGATTTAAATTTGCAGCTCAATTATATAAGGAAAAAGGCAAGGAAACAGTGAGAAATTAGTGAGATTGGGGATGAGGAAAATGGAGAAGAAAGAAAAAGGGAAAATTGCTCTTGAAGTACCAGTTCAAGAGCAGTTAAATTCAGATAAATACAATGAATTACTTTTATTACTTGTTACTATTAGTTCACTCGTTAGTAAAGCTATTCAGATAATTAAAGATGATATTACCGAGTAGTAAGCCAATTCATAATACTAGATCCTAAAGAGATAGCAATATCAGAATGTTTAGCTAATAAATCAGAAAATTTAGCTAAAGTTCCTTTACTAACAGGTTGATTATCTTCAGTGATTATTTCAATTCTATCAATAAGCTTGTTTAATTCTTCTTGATCTTCTATAGGCTTAGAAGATATCAATGAACGGATTTCACTTAAATTGTATCCATTATTGATAGTTGCATTATTATAATTACCAACGATCGCTGAACCATAAATAGCACCAATGGAAAAAGTAGATTTATCTTTTTCGGATATTGATTTTTTATACTCTACTTCTGATAGGTATTCAGCCATCCAGCCTAGAACTTGATTAGATTTTGATAAAGGTTTAACGCTTCTTACAAAATATTTTCTATTGGTTGAATTATGAATAAGCCAATCATTTTCAAGAACATTAGAGTTACTAGTAAGCTGTATTGTATTAGGATAATCTTTACTACAAAAGAATCCTTTAGTAGTAGCAATTATTGAATTATTACGCTCAACAGAAAAATCATCACCATGCATACTTAAAAGTCTATTAGTTTGAGAAGCTATTCGCGATGCATCCATAAATTACACCCCCTTTCAACATAATTTTACCATAATTTGTTGAAATAAGAAATAAAAAGGAAGGAAGGTGATGCAATTGGATATGACTATTGAAAAAGCAGAAGAGATTTTAAAGGTTAGAGGAATAAAAAAAGAAGATTTATCAAGAGTGTTAAAAGAAAACGCTCTTGAAATAGGAATGTTTACTATGCCATTCCCTAAATCTATAGAGCAGGAATCTAACAACTAAAGATAGGCTGAAAGGCCTTAAAATTTTAAGTTTTTTACTTAAAAGAAAAAATATTTCCAATATATGTTATTAAATAAATTTTTAATATAGAACAATAATAAGCTAATTAATTTAAATTAATAAAAATTGAAGGGAGAAATTAAAAATGAAATCAACAGGAGTAGTAAGAAAAGTAGACGAGTTAGGAAGGATCGTAATTCCTATAGAGCTTAGGAGGACTTTAGATATTGCAGAAAGAGATGCATTAGAAATTTATGTAGATGGTGGGCAGATAATTTTAAAGAAGTATGAGCCAGCTTGCATATTCTGCGGCGAGGGAAGAGATGTAATTAATTATAAAGGCAAAAATATTTGTAAGAGCTGCTTAAATGAAATTAAGAGGTAGCGAGGTTATGGAAGAATTAAGAGAAAAACTTATTGAAAGCATTGAAGAAAATGGAAAAGAATCACTTATCACAATTAAGTTAAGCCAAGAATTGGACAAGTTAGTGGTAAAGGAACAATTAAAAATGATGAAATGTAGAGGTGTGTGTTAAATATTTATAAAAATAAAAAAAGCTACTATGATTGTTCGAGCGGTCATAGTAGTTAATCCATACATTTATTAAAGTATTCTGCAAAAATAGTATACCAAATGTATGGCAAAAAATCAAGGAAAATCAAGGCTTTGAGACTTGATAATTATATTAACTCTAGGACCAATATAGACATTAATAAATAAAACAGATGAGAAAAGAGAGGGAGTATATGCCATACGTAAAAAAGACTATAAAAGCTGGTGTAACTATAGAGATAAAAAAGTATTTTACAAGTAAGTATAAAGCTAAAGGAATAAAAAGAGGAGAGAGAGTTGGAATTACAACAGAGGAACAAGAGAAAATCAATCAGAGACATGCGGAAGATAAATTGAGATGGATAATGAATGAAAATTATGTGGATGGAGACTACCATGTTGTTTTTGATTACACTTTAGAAAACAAACCAGATGGAAAAGAAAAAATGAGAAAAGATATAAGTGAGTGTTTAAAACAGTTGAGAAAAGAATATAAAAAATTTGGTATGGAATTGAAGTATATACATGTAATGGAAATAGGACAAAAGGGAGCTAGACATCATCATTTAGTTATTAATGAAATACCAATTAAAATTTTACGTAAATGTTGGACAAAAGGAAGAATACATGTAACTCCATTAAATACCAATGGACAATATAAAAAATTAGCAAATTATTTTATTAAATATTCATCAACAACAAAAGAGCTTCAGCGTAAGAGATATTACTCTAGTAAAAATTTAATTATTCCAGAGCCTGATATAGAAATAGTTAGATCTAATAAATATTTGGAAGAACCAAAACCTATGAAAGGGTACTATGTGGAAAAGGAAAGTGTTTATAGTGACACAGATCAATACACAGGATATAAATATTTAACATATACACTTATAAAAATACCTGGAAGGGAAGTGAAAGCATAATGAGCCATGAAAAGGCATCAGTATTTGTGCAAGAAGTAAAAAGAGATGGTGAAATATCAAGATTAAAGGCTAAATGTAGACATGCAAGTGAAGTGCTTGAAAAAATAGATAAATCAATAAGAGATTGGGATTTAAATCTTGATGAAAATAAAGATGATCTTAGAGATTGGATAGATGCAGTAAGAGAGTATTTAAGTAAAGAATAGGAGGAATTAGATGTTATCAACAAAAGAATCACAAGAGCAAATATATTTTTCAATGGGCAATGTGGAATACGCAGAAGTTTCCAGAGCTATCATTGTTATACCATGTGCCTAATGGTGGGAGAAGAGATAAGAAAGAGGCTGTTTCTTTAAAAAGACAGGGTGTAAAAGCAGGAGTACCAGATTTATTTTTACCAGTAGCTAGAGATGGATATTTTGGATTATATATTGAGTTGAAAGTTGGTAGAAATAAGACTACAGACCTCCAAAAGAAATGGATAAAGGATCTAATAGAACAGGGATATATGGTTGAGGTTTGTTATGGTTGGCAAGAGGCAAAAGAATTAATAGAAGAATACTTGATGAAACCTAGAACAATAGTAAATATTTAAATGCAGAGAAGGTGAAAAGGTTGAAATATAAACAAAAATTCACGCCACATCAACTTATGAAGCAAACTGTTAGTGATATTGAAAAGAGAAGACAGTTAAGGAAAATTGGAGAGAGACAAGCTAAAGATCATTGTTTTCAAAATATGGAGAAGATTGCAAGAAAGCTTTCCTACGGAAGATATTAAATAAAAAAATAAGAAAAGAGGTTTAAATTATGAGCATGAAAGTTATTTCAATTATTAATTTAAAAGGTGGAGTTGGTAAGACAATCAGTAGTGTAAATATTGCACATATTTTATCAACAATCCACAATAAAAAAGTTTTAATTGTGGATAATGATAAACAAGGTAATACATCAAGATTATTTGGTGTTAAAGATGCGACTAAAAGTATAGCAGATATTATGGTAGAAAGCTGTATAAATGTAAAAACAGTTATAAAACAAACTAGGTACAAAGATTTAGATATAATTCCGGCTAATATGGATTTATTAGAAGCAAATATTTCAGTTATAACAGATGATGAAATAGAAGAAAAAGCAGCAATATTAAAAGATGCATTAGACCAGGTGAAAAGTGAATATGATTATTGCATTATAGATAATCCACCAGATATAAATCTAAGTGTTATTAATGCTTTAGTAGCATCAAATGACGTATTAATTCCAATAAGGATAGATCAATTTGCTCTTGATGGAATGAAGGAGCTTATAGAACAGATAAACAATGTAGAGACAGCAAAATTAAAAGGATGCTTTATAACTCAATTTTCTAAAAATAAAATGAATTTAAGTAAGTTAGAGGAGTTAAGAAATAATTCTAAATATCCAATCCTAGATACAGTTATAAGAAGGACAGTAAAGGTTGAAGAAAGTACATTTGAAAATTTACCATTATTGGAGTTCTCAAAACGTTGTAATGCATCAAGAGATTATGTAGATCTTGTAGAGGAATATTTAAAATTATAGGGAGGGCGGATAATATGAGCTTTAAATTAAAATTCAAACTTGTTAATAGTAAAACAAAAGAAATAGTTGATTATATGAATTGCAGTATAGCTATAGCAGATGGAACGGTTCAGTCATTTAATAGAAAAGGTGAATTGGAAGGAACGGCAGCAAATGTACACTTGAAGCCAATTCAATATGCTAATAAAGATGATATCAATAAAAAAGAAATATACAAAGGTTTCATTATTGAAAGAAAGGCGGGAATACCTGGCGAAGAAGATATAACAGGAGTAGTTGATTTTATGGAATGCTCATGGTGGATTGTGAATCATAAACAGCAAAGAGCAGTGCTATTATTCTCTGAAACTGCTATTGATACAATTATAGGAAACATTTGGAACAATCCAGAATTATATGAGGTAGCAGGATATGAACAAAAAATTTAATATGATGAATCTTGTAAACAACAAAAGTAATGGAATTAAGGAAATCAATACAAAAGATTATAAAAGAATAAAGCTAAATCCATATGATGTAATTCCGTCACAAAGTAATTTCTATAGTCAGGACAACATTGAGGAATTAGCAGATACCTTTCTGTTAGTAGGACAGCAGCAACCAAGTGTATTAGGCCGTGTAAATGGAGAGTTTAAAATAATAAGTGGACATAGAAGAAACTTAGCTAATATTCTTAATATCGAGAGAGGACATAAGGAATACGAAGAGGTTGAATATCTTTATAAAGATATGACAGAAGCTATGTTTGAGCTATCTCTTATAGTAGGTAATGCCTTTACTAGGAAGCTTACTCCATATGAAGAAACTGAACAAGCTCTAAGATTAAAAAAAGCATTAGTAAGAGCACGAGATGAAGATGGCCTAGAGATAAAAGGGAAATTAAGAAACGTTATAGCCGAATTAATGAATACAAGCAGAACACAGATTGCAAGGATGGAAGGCATTAATAATAATCTTACTGAAGAAGCTAGGGAGCAATTTAGAGAAGGAAAAATTGGAATTACATTAGCACATGAAATTAGTAGATTGCCTGAAGAGGAACAAAAAGAAGTAGTTGAAAAATTATCTAATGGAGAAGAAATAAAATCTAAAGACATAACAACCATTGTTCAAGAGACCAGAAAAGAAACGGTGTCCGTTTCGGACACCAAGGAAGGTGAAGATAATAATTCTGATTTAGTAATTGTGGACAATGACGTAATTGATAAAGAAACTGGCGAAATAGTGGAGCAAAAGGTTCCACGGTATTTAGATAAAAAGGTTATTGACAGAATAAAAGAAATGACAATGGATGAAATGGCAGAGTTCTTATGTGAAAGATGTACAGGCATAGGCGGAGGAAATGGATGTTCAGGACTTTGTGATCTAGCAATCACATGTAAGTATAAAAATAGACATGAGATATGTGTACAATGGCTAAAATCAAAGCAATAGTAAATTAAATAGGAAGGTGAAGTAATAATGGGATTTAAAAAACTTATTGAAAAGAAACAAGAAAATAAAACTAAATTAGAAATAACTTTAGAATATGTTAGTGGATCTAAAAGAGCTACTAAAACATTCAAGGCATATGCATTGCTAGGAAAATGGATAGCATTAAATTTTAAAAGAATAAGGATTATAGGTATAAAAGTCAATGGAGATTATTAAACCTTGCAGGACTAGGAGTGTTAGCAGCAGGGATTACAATTGCTAATGTTAAGGTTACTGCAAAAAATGGGTGAGAAATCCCCCACACAATGAAAATGAGGTGTTGCAGATGTAAAAGCAATGATGTGTGAACATTGTTGGAATGAAACTCAAAAAGAATATTCAGCTTCCAATAGAGAAAATATACCTGATTTTGATAGTAGTAAAATTGAATATTAGAACTTAAAGAAAAGCTTAGAAACCAAGGAAGAATGGATAGTTGAACTACCAGAACCCGACTATTAAATATGGAATTGTGATATTAAATGTAGTAGTAGAGAAGAAACTTAAAGAAACATTAAATAAAGTATCTTATAACTGGCATAAGAAACATAAGCTTTGTCCTAGTTGCTATAAGATCCTAAATGAAGAAATAATAGAAGTTGAGCAATAATGAATGCGCAGAAAAGATGAAGTAGAAAAATAGATAAAAAATGCACTTAAAATAATCCAAGTGCAATAAAGTTATAAGCTTTTACGATAAGCTGTAAGATCATTATTCATAGATTTAATAATCTTTAAAAATAATTCATCAATTTCTTTATTAGTAAAGATATTTTTAAAATGGTAAGAATATAATTCATCTAATAAATTACGTGTAGCATCATCAGACATTAAGTAAGCTAATTGATGAACTTTTAAATATTCATCTTTAGTAGGGTTCGTATCATCATGATTAGTTAGCCATGCGTATATATATGATGGAGCAGTAGTGCTGAATTTTTGATAAGCATCTGATTTCTCTTTATAGAACATATCAATATTCTTCAATTTTAATTGAGATCTATTATTTATTGTTGCAGTAAATATTGGGGCTATTATAGCAGTTATAGCAGTGGCACAAGCAATAATAACAGATAAAGTTAATTCCATAGTTTCACCTTCCTTTAATATTAGTTTATCATATATTGGAAGGCAGAAAATATAAAAAGTAAATAATAATAATGAAAATAGGAGTAATTCTAGATAAAAGTGTGCGCACACCTCCAGACGTGTAGGAAAAAATGAAAGAATTAATAATTGATAATTTCGCAAGAGGTGGTGGAGCTAGAATTGATCTTTGAAAATTGAATAATGATGTACTTATAATGTGTGTTACAATATGAATATATTATAAAAAATAAGGGGGGGCATTTATGGAGAAAATAATCAAACCATTTGAGAAATCATTATTTGATGATTCATTAGTTGATATTGGCACAGATATGATTGAAGTTGGTATTGATTCTTTGCTTGAAGATGGACTTTTGAAAGATGTTCCTATAGTGGGAACTGTATTTAAAACAGGCAAATTAATTTATAATCTATATGATAGAAATCTATTAAGACAAACACTGATTTTTATACAAGAATTTAATAAAGGAATAATTTCTTATGAAAAGCTTAAAGAATACAGGAGTTCAATAGAAGATGATCATAAAAAAGCTGAAAAAGAGTTAGGAAGAGTGTTAATTATCCTAAATAGAACAATAGATTTTGAGAAGACAATCATTTTAGCAAGATTATATTTAGCATATATAAATGAGAAAATTACGTGGGATGATTTTATTGAACTTAGTGAAGTTAATGAAAGATTATTTGTAAATGATATATCTATACTCTCAAAAATATATATTAATGGGATGAATGTAGATAAAGGAAAAATTCATAACTTCTTAAGATTGGTTTCGGTTGGACTATTAAAAAGTGATAGTAGATTTGATTCTAGTAATTGTGGTAATTCTATAATATCATCAGAACCAATTGATGCCGTAGAATTAACATTATTAGGAGATAAGTTTTGCAGTCTAATTAAATAAGTTATTAAAAATATAAAGTATAGAAACACCGAATTATTTAGAAAAATAAGAGGTGTTTTTTATTTGAAGTAATTCGCAATTCTATTATTTGGTGAATGAGAAAAATGAAAATTTATAAGAAATTATAAATAAAATTGTTGAAAATGTTACTTATGCGATTAAAAATAAAGAAACCAATTCATTAAATGTCTAGGAGGATAAAGCGTGAATAAAGAAGTAATATTAAGAGAATTGGATGTAAGTATATCAAATATAGAAAAAGACAAGGAGTATATTAGCAAGCTTAATTCTAACAAAGATAAAGTAGCTTACTTAAGAATAATTAAAAGTTATACACAGATAGAAACAGCATCGCTTATAGGAATAAGTGTTAGACAAGTTCAAAGAATAGAAAGAAATATAAAAAATATATAAAATGTCGTACAAAATGTCGTGTTTATGTCGTTTTCAAATCAAAAGATTTTTGCTAGAATTTAATTAAGCAAATATAAAGAAATATGAGGAATTTGTCCCTTTTTATGGTTTGGGTGAATTGTGCATTTTTTTATAAAGGAGGAGCTTAATTTGGCTAAAATAGATAAGAAATTAGTAAAGAATTTATATATTTCTGGTCTTAATGCTCAAGAAATTGCTAGAATGTTAAATTTTAAATTCAAAAGTGATTCTATAAAAAAATGCATAGAAAGAAATTGCTCATTAGAAGATAAAATTAAACATAAAAAATTAAAGATTGAAAAGAGAGAAATTAAAAAAGCTATAAATTATGAATCTACAAAATGTATGTCTGATAGTACATTTATAAAAAGAAATCCAAGCATATATAAAACAAGAGAGAATGGAGATATCGTGGTTAATGCTCCAGAAGAATTCCTACCTTGGGATGTTCCAAGAATATTGAAAAATGATAATAGTAAAGAACTCTATGAAAAAAGAGTAACAAAGAAATATAGAGATGTAAGTGAGAAACCGCTAAATTAATTAGCGGTTCTTTTTTATGAAAGGATGTGAGAATGTGGAAAGTATATACAAAATTTTTAAATGTAAAAGAAGAAGATGTAGAAAAGAGACTATATTATTAACTGAAGAGGTTGCTGATACAATAAAAAAAGGTGGATATATTTCATGTTCTCATTGTGGAGCTAAGGTAGAGGAATCAAAACCAACAAATAATTTAAAAGAATGCATGGAACATTCAGCATATGCAAGGAAAAATGGAGCAATTAGGCAGGTGCGTTCTGGATGAGGAAAAAAGGAAAAAATTCATCAATGACGATTAAGAATCCAGAAGATCTAAAAAGAATAGCGCTAAGGTTGAAAGAAGTTGATTATCCAGCTTATATTTTATGGTCAATAGCTATAGGTACTGGATTTAGAGGTGGAGATTTAGTAAAGCTTACTATTTCAGATATAAAAAAAGCTATAGAAACAGGAAAGATAAGCATAATGGAAGAAAAAACGGAGCATTCAAGAAAGAAAAAGTTTGAACGAGAAGAAGTTCTTCCTAGTAAATTAATAAAAATATTAAAAGATTATGTTTATAGTAAAAGTGATGCCGCATATATTTATCCTGCTCCAAGATCACAAGGAAGAGGAGAATTAAAGCAGCATATAAGACGTGACCGATTAGGAAAAATATTTAAAAGTGTGATAGAAGATCTTGGAATATGTAAAGAGACTGATTCTGCTGGAACTCATACTCCAAGAAAATCATATGGATATAGACAATATATAACTCATGGTAAAGATATAAATTTCGTTAGAAGATTATTCGGACATTCAAAAAGTGAAACAACTCTTTCATATATTGGAATAGATGATGATATGGGAAAAGATGCAGCAGAAACAATGAATAATTGCATATTTTAAATATTTTTTTACTCTTAAAAACTCATTTTTTCGCAAACGAGATTAAAAGGTGAAAAAAACTAATGCATATATTAGAAGAAAAAGAAAAATGGGAATGACTTACTCTTTCTGTAAGTGAGTTTAACTGAACTCATAAATCAATGAAAGATCATGTGCTAAAAATTAGCTATGAATGACAATGAAAAAATCTTGCATGAAAAATTAATTATATAAAAAGCGACCTAAGTACAACTCAAATATTTTCCTTATCACGCATTGATATTAAAGGGCTGACTTGGATTTCATTATATAAAAAAATTATATATAAATTTATTGGACAGGAACTATACAGGATAAATGGTATAATTACTATATATTATATATATTTCAATAATTAAGATTTATCGATTTTAATAAAAAGGAGTTGTTACTTATGCCATTTAATTTTAAGCAGTACAAGCATTATTCAATTAATTACTCAGATTTATTTGATGAATTTAATTCGAAGGAAATTCTAAGTGATAGGAAGATTCAAAGCCATTATTTGGAGTCATGGATCAAAACATTAAAAACATATGATGATATTATTACCGATCAATTAAAATCTAAAGAAGATATTAAAAAGATGATTTCATATTTACAGCCACCTTTACAGCCCCCACACGAAATATTTCAATTTCCAAGTCAATATGGTAGTAATGAAATACTTATTCATTTTAGCGCATCTGTAGCTAATGGGATTATTCCAAGTGGTACAAAAGGCACATTTATTCCACTTGATGAATTTGTGAAAGAAGATAGAAGCGTTTATTGGACACCAGTTGATGAAGATGTTAGTTCATATTCAGGTGCCAACCAACCTATAATTGTTGTGCCTTATTTAAATGGTCAATATGGCGATTTGGTTATTGATGGGAATCATAGAGTTACATATAAAGTTAAAAATAATATTAACAATATACATGCAATACTTATTTCAGAGCAATCAGTTATAGAGCAAGCATTTTTTATGAATTGGTTTGATATGATGTTTTATATAATGCATAATGAATTAAGTCATGTAGCCAATGAAACACATTTAAATAAAACTGAAGCGTCCGAATTGGTTCGAAAATCATATCTTGTAGATAATAAATTTAAATTTATATAAATGTTGGTTTAGGTGGATGTTCATTTAAGGATGTATAAATATCATAAAAGTATTAAAATTAACGTTTATATAAAAAGTATTAAAAGTTGTTGATATTTTATTTTAAGTCTGATATATTTATAGTATCAAATAAAACGGTCGTTAAAATTAATACTAAAATGTATGAGGTGGAAGTATGAATAAAATATATGGATACTGTAGAATATCAACTAACAAGCAATCAATTGAGAGGCAACATAGAAATATTTTAGCAGCATATCAAAATGCAATAATAATAGATGAAACATTTACTGGAACTAAAATTGAAGGTAGAAAAGAATTTAATAAATTACTCAATATAATTAAAGAAGGAGATATGATAATATTTGATTCAGTTTCACGTATGAGTAGAAATGCTGAAGAAGGTTATAAATTATATGAGCAATTATTTAATAAAGGTATAGATCTAGTTTTTCTTAAAGAACAGCATATAAACACTGAAACATATAAGAAAGCTCTAACAAAAAATATAACATTAACTGGAACTAATGTTGATTTTATATTAGAAGGAATAAATAAGTATCTTTTGGCACTAGCCAAGGAACAAATTAAATTAGCTTTTGACCAAGCAGAGAAAGAAGTATCAGATTTACATCAACGTACAAAAGAAGGTATAGAGACTGCTAGATTAAATGGAAAGCAGATAGGACAAAAGAAAGGTGTTAAGCTAACAACTAAAAAGAGTATTGAAGCTAAAGAAAAAATATTAAAATATAGTAAAGACTTTCAAGGATCTTTAAGTGATGCTGAAGCTATGAAGCTCATAGGCCTTGCGAGAAATACATATTACAAATATAAAAAAGAATTAATTCAGGAATCGGTAAATTAAGTTAATTAAATAAAAGATGGTAGTTTGAATATTTGTAAAATTATTCAAATAATATTATTGACACGTATTATAATACGTGCTATAATATTATTTGTAGGAGGGAAGCAATGAAAGATTATTCATCAAGAGAAGTTTTGAAAATACTTAAACAAGATGGTTGGTATGAGGTGAATTGTGTTGGTGATCATCATCAATTAAAACATCCAGTGAAAAAAGGAAGAGTGACAATAACTCATCCAAGAAAATCAATACCAATTGGTACTTTAAAAAGTATTCAAGAACAATCAGGGGTTAAGTTTCCTTAATCCCGCTCTTTTCTCCTACAAAATATTGTGTGATTAATTTAAGGAGGTTATTCTATGAAAAAAGACTATTATGTTTATCCAGCAATATTTTCATATGCTAATGATGGCATTTCAATAGAATTTCCAGATTTACCTGGATGTTTACCTTGTGCAGATACAACAGAGGAAGCTGTTTCAAACGCTAAAGAAGCTATGGGATTACATTTGTTTGGAATGGAAGAAGATAATGATCCTATTCCTGAGCCTACACCAATAACTAAAATAAAAATTGAATCCAATCAAGTGCTAATGCTAATTGAAGTATTTATGCCAATGATTAGAGAGGCAATTCAAAATGAAGCGGTAAAGAAGACTTTAACTATTCCAAGATGGTTAAATGTAATTGCTGAGGCAAACAAAATTAATTTTTCACAAGTGCTGCAAGCAGCTTTAAAAGAAAGGTTAAATATAAAAAGATAATATAACATGAAAAGTCTTAGAAATAAGGCTTTTATATTTGTTAAGATTAAGCACTTAGTTTAAAAGCTAGGTGCTTTTATTGTGGAGGTAATTATGGGAAAGACGAGAAGCCCAAACAGAGATAAAGCATTTGAAATATATAAAGAGAATAATGGAAAGATTGGTGCTAAAGAAATAGCAGCTTTACTAGAGGAAAAAGTAGTAAATATTTATGCATGGAAAAAGAATGATGAATGGGATGTAAAACTCAATGGTAAGGTTGGAGCTCCTAAGGGAAATAAAAATGCAGTAGGGAATAAAGGTGGAGCACCAAAAGGAAATTTAAATAATCTTCAGCATGGAGAGTATTATGATCCTACAAAACACTTAGACAAAGATTTCTTGAAAAAATATCTGCCTACAACAACTAAAAAGATAATTAAAGGTACTGTTGAGGCTGGCTTAAATTCTTTAGATATTTTATGGACTAATATTCAATTGCAATTTGCTGCAGTCGTAAGTAGTCAAAAGATAATGGAAGTGAAGAATAAGAATGAAATGATAAAAGAACTTAAGAAAATTAAAGTTCAAAGTGATCTTCAGAAAGATGATAAAGGTAAAAAGGCTCCAGTTGAAGTTTATAGAGAAGAAGAATATGAATTTCAGTTTGCGTGGGATAGACAAGCAACATTTTTAACATCCCAAAGCAAGGCAATGGCTGAATTAAGAAGCCATATAAAGCAATATGAAGAATTGCTTCATAAGAATTGGGATTTAGCAACTGAGGAACAAAAGTTAAGAGTTGAGAAGCTTAAGGCAGATTTAAGTAAGGGAACTAAGAAAGATGAGCCTATTAATATAGTTATCAAAAGAAAGAGTAGAGAGTAATGGATATTGAAAAAGAGATAAATCCAAGGTTTGAGGATTATATTTTCAATTGGGATTACAAATATTATTTTCTTGTAGGTGGCTATGGATCTAGTAAATCTTACAATACTGCTTTTAAGATAATTCTTAAGTTATTAGAAGAGAAAAGGACAGCTCTAGTAGTTAGAGAGGTCTATGATACAATTAGAGATTCTTGTTATTCATTACTTGAGGAAATAATAATTGATATGGAGTTAGAGGATACAATTAAATGTAAGACTTCCCCAATGCAAATAAGATTTCCTAATGGATCTAAGATAATCTTTAAAGGAATGGATAAGCCAGCTAAATTAAAATCTATAAATAATGTTTCTTTAATATGGATAGAAGAATGTTCAGAAGTTAAATATGCAGGGTTTAAAGAATTAATAGGTAGATTAAGGCACCCAAAATTAAAACTACATATGATACTTACTACTAATCCAGTATCTAAAGGGAATTGGTGTTATAAGCATTTCTTTATAAATAAAAAGAAGAAGAGATTTATATTAGATGACCAAGATATATATAAGCAAAAAACAATAGTAACTAAAGATACATATTATCATCACAGTACTGCGGATGATAATTACTTTTTACCTCAATCTTATATAGATGAATTAGATGATATAAAAACATACGATGAGGACCTACACAGAATAGCAAGAAAAGGCGAATTCGGTACAAATGGATTAAAGGTATTACCACAATTCCAAAAAGCACCGCATCATGAGGTGCTTAGTGCAATACAAGCTATAAAGAAGCCGATTTATAGAGTAGGTATGGACTTTGGTTTTGAAAAATCATTTAATGCGATTGTAAGAATGGTTATTGATGATGAAAATAAGATTTTATATATCTATTGGCAATATTATAAAAATCACATGACAGATGATAAGACAGCTATTGAAATAGCTGAATTCAAAAAAACTCAGGAACTTATAAGAGCAGACTGTGCAGAACCTAAGACTATTCAATATTACAATCAAGAGGGATTTAATATGGTAGGTGCTAATAAGCCAACTAGGTTAGAAAATACTAAGAAAGTTAAGAGATTTAGAAAAATCATTTGTTCTGAAGATTGTAAAGATGTTATCGATGAATTAGAGGATTTAACATATGCAACTGATAAGAATGATGAAATTATAGAGGATCAATTTTCTATAGATCCTCACACATTTAGCTCCATATGGTATGGATTAGATGGCTATGAGGTTTCAGACCTTAAAGAGCATAAATATGATGATTCTGTATATAAGAAAGGTTCTGGAATTAAAAAAGAATCATTTCCTTATAAAAAAGCTAAAGTATTTTAAAAGTGTTTGTAAAAGTCTGTTCAAGAAAAGTGTTTGTAAACTAAATTTTCAAGTACGATTTTATAAGATTTGTTTAAGTTTAAATAAGCGTTTTTAAAAGTGTACTTTTGCAAACAGTTAGAAAGGAGGAATATTAATCAAATGAATGAGAACAGTTTTTTATATGAAAGTAATAGAAGAAAAAAAGAACAATTACTTCAATTGAGCATTGCTGAAAAAAGGGAAAGGGAAAACGCAAAGAAAGACTTTATCTTTTACTTAGGTGACTGTGAAAATAAAGGAACTGCTTTCTTTGATAGAGCTCTACTAGGTCAAAGCTGGATTAATTTTGATGATTTAGATTATGTTCCAAGTCAAATCATTGATAATAAAATAAAACCTTTGGTTCAAAAGCAAGCAAGATTTATGTTTGGTAAAAGACCGGATATATTATTTAAGCCTTTTGACAAGAAAGATAAGAAAGATTGTGAAGAATTTAGACAAAAGATTGATACTATATTAGATAATAATAATTTTTGGAGTAATACTTTAAAGGCATTTAGGTTAGCAACAGTTACAAAGAGAGTATTACTTAGAATTGAAGCAAATCCACAACAGCCAGTGAAAATATATTATCATTCAATAGATGATTTCAGCTATAATGTTGATACTGATGACTCAAGCAAGTTAAAAAACGTGTCTTTTGTACGACAAGATCCTGGAAATAGTAATGATGAGACTAATATATCAAATGATCTATGGTACAGATATACTTATTATATGAATAATTCAACTTGCTATTTAAAAGTAGAAACATTTAAGGGAGATAATTTAGATACACCAATAGAAATACAGGAGCAAAATACAGGACTATCGTCTTTTCCATGTTGGGTTATTGTAAATGAACAGGGCACTAATAATGTTCTAGGATGTAGCGATATTAAAGATTTAAAACCACTTCAAAATGCATATAATAGGCGATTAAGTGATTTTAATGATGCGCTTAGATTTCAAATGTTTGGACAAACTACGATAATCGATGGAGATGAAGATGATGTTAATAAATGTACAATAGCACCTAATAGCTTGATGGCAGTAAAAACTAGAGTTGATAATGTAAAAGATGTTAAGCAAGCTCAAATTAAAAGGGTTGAAAGTGCATTTAGCAATGCTGAACCAGTAAATATATTTCTTAAGCTATTAAGTGATAGTATGTATGAAAAATTATCAATTCCATTACCAGAGCAAACAAAAGATGTCCCTAGTGCTAAAACTATTAAATTTATATTTAGTGAATTAGTTGCTAGATGTGATGAAAAATGGAATGATTGGGAGCCTGTTATAAAAAGCATGATAAATTTAATTTGTGAAGCTTGTAAAATGTTTAGATGTTATCAAGATTGGGACAATAAGTGGAATGATTTAGAGTATAATTTAGTTATCCATAAAAATTATCCGATTCCTGAAGATGAGGCAGACAATAAAAGACTTGCGATGGAAGAAGTGGATCATGAAGTTAGAAGTAGAAAAAGTTACATCAAAGATTTTTCTGATGATGAGGATTATGAGGATCAATACAATGAAATCTTACAAGAAAAAAGTGAATTTGCTAATGCTGAAGATTCCTTTACTGGTGGATTGAATGAAGAATTAAATAAAAATAATAAATTGGATGATAAAACAACAACTGCTGGTGAAGAATAATGAATGAATATCAAAAGCGGATTCAGCAAGCTAGAAATCAATTCATAAAGTTAAACTTTGACCAGGAAAAGGAACTTTTTAAAGTTTATAATGATGCCGGTAATAGATTAATAGATAAGATATTACAAATGACTGATTCTAGAACTAAAAATCATGAGATTGAAAGATATAAAATTATAGCTCAATATAAAACGGATCTCTATAATAATCTTAATACAACAATTGAGAATAATATTAAGAAGAGTTCTGATATACAAAAAGGTGTACAACTTAGCTTTGTTGATATTATTTCTCCAGATAAGGTTACAAATGAAGCATTAACACGAACTATAAATAAAGTTTCAAATGATGCAGTAAAGCAGCTTATAGCAGGTAACTATTATAAAGATGGTAAGACATTAAGTAAAAGGCTTTGGAATATAACCGGAGACAATGCAAATAAAATTGATGATATTATAAAAGATAATATTGCTAAAGGTGCTAATGTTAAAGAGCTTGCTAAAGAATTAGATAAATATGTGAATCCTAAAAATAGAATTACTGCTAAGAGCTTTAAAGCTGGTATGGATAGTAATAAAATTTCATATCAAGCTCAAAGGCTGGCTAGGACATCAATAACTCATGCACAAACTGAAACATTAATTCAAAACGCTAATAAAAATCCATTCTGCAAAGGTCTTAAATGGAATTTGAGTGCTAGTCATTTTGCAAGAATGCATGGGAAATCAGATATTTGTGATGATTATAATGGAAGAGTATTTAAGCCAGAAGATTTACCCTTGCAGCACCCAAACTGTTTATGCTATATGACAGAAGTTATTGAAGACTTTGATAAATGCATTGAAACTATGAGGGACTGGAAGAATGGAAATAAAAATCCTGATATTGATGAATGGATTAATGCTGGAGAAGATGAAACTTCACTTAAAGTTACTACTCCAAATGTAATGCAGACTAAAATAGATAAAGATAGCCTTGAGTCTAAAGTATCAAGTGAAAGCGATAAAAATATAGAGCAATCAACTAATAATAGTAGTATAATTAAAGAAAATAAATTATCGCAAACAGTCAATAAGTTCAAGGATCTTAATGTTACTGAGTATGACAGTAGAAAAAAACTTGGTAGAGATATATTAGATATTTTAGATTTAAATGACATTCCAGTAAGTGTTAAAAAAATTCAAGCGCATGGATATTGTGCAGTAAGTAACGGTAATAATAGCAATATAACAGAATATGTTTTAAACAGTGCAGATGTAAGAAGTGATAATTATAAAATTAAAACTGCTTTTCATGAAGCATATCACGCTAAAGCTAAAGGAATGGAAAGTGATTATTTCTATGTAAAGAAAGAATGGCTTCAAATTGAAGAAACATTTGCAGAAAGCTCATGCCATTACATGGTAAAGCAATTGAGGATAGATGAAGAAATCAGTCCATCATATTCTGAAAAGCTGGTTGAAATGTTACCAAGATTAAAGCAGCTAGATAAATTTAAAGATTGTGTTTCTATAGCTGATTTTGGAAAGATTGCATGGGAAGATAGGTTGAATGAAGTAGCGCCTAAATGGGCTCCTTTATATGATGAGTGTATGAAGGTAAAGTATGATTGGAAGAAGTATTCAATTCAGTATTTTGATTATATAAGTGATAATTTAGATGAGTTAGTAGATGTAATGTTGAACAATATGCCTCAATATAGAGAGTATAAAAAGAATATGATTATAGATTGTAAGTATGCCATGGATAGTTTAAGAAATGGACATGACGTACACGATCAAAATGAAGCTATGGTGGTTAAAAATATAATAGCAATTGCTATGAACAGATTAGGAGTGAAGTAGTATGGTATATGTACCGAGTGTTTGGGTAAAGCATAATGAAAATAAGAAAAAAGTAACTTTAATATTAGAGAAGTTAGATTCTGATATAAAAGATGATGATCCATTTACTGAAGAAGATGCAATAAAAGAACTTGAGCAGATAGATGAACCAACAGTGATTGAAAAATTGAAAAGCGGAACATTTAATTTTGGAGCATAGAACACTTACTTGTTAAAATCTTGTAAGTGTTTTAATTTGCCTTAAATTATGTGTTTATAAACCTATACAATAATAAACACCTGAAAATAATATAAAAATAACGTTTATAAAACTATTGAAAATAATTAATAAACGTTTGTAAAATGTCATTGACTTTTACAAACACTTTGAATTATAATTTAAACATAGATAAGGATATAAATTCTAAATATGGTTGGATTTTAATAGATTGAGGTGTTTGTAATGAAAAAAACTTATGCTTATGTAAGAGTATCAACAAAAGAACAAAGTTTAGATAGACAATTAGAAGCTATCAATGCATATTGCAAAGATAATAATATAGAAATAGACCAAGTGAGAGAAATAATACAAGAGAAAAAGTCAGGTAAAGATTTTAACAGGGAAAGATATATAGCATTAAAGGAAACTTTGCTCCGAGAAGGAGATACACTAATAATCAAAGAACTTGATAGACTTGGAAGAGATATGGCCATGATAAAAGAAGAGTGGCAGGATCTTCAGAAAAAAGGTATAGAGATTGTAGTAATTGATACACCAATTTTAAATACTGTTGGAAAGACAGATTTAGAGAAAACATTAATAGCTAATATTGTATTTGAATTATTATCATATATGGCTGAAAAAGAAAGAGTTAAAATAAGACAAAGACAAGCTGAAGGAATAGCAGCTATGAAGGTAGGAAAGAATGGTAAGAAAATATCATCAAAAACTAAAAAATATATAGGCAGGCCAGAAGCTGAATATCCTGTTAACTGGGAAGAAGGATATTCAAAGTGGAAAAGTAAAGAGATTACAGCAGTAAAAGCAATGGAGCTTATGAATTTAAAGAAAAATAGTTTTTATAAATTGGCTAAAAGATATGAAGAATCTAAATAGATATATTGGCACTTGGTTAGATACTAAGTGCTTTTATTATGCTTAAAATTAAGGAGGGAATGAAATGAATATACCAGATAAAGTGAGAATAGGAAGTATTGATTATGAGGTGATTATTGAAGATAATACAATAGTTTTAGATGCAGTTCAATGTAAAGGTAAAATAAACTTTGAATTTCATAAAATAATTATTGATAGCTCAATACAAGATAAGCAAGGACAGGAACAAACATTTCTACATGAATTAGTACATGGAATAGTAGAAGAAAGATCATTAGATTTAAAACAAGATGATGAAGAAACTATAATTGATGGAATAGCAATAGGATTACATCAAGTCATTAGAGATAATCCAGATATATTTTTAAATTATATTAAAGTTGGATCAATAGAACATAGAATACTAGCTAAGCATCCAATGTGTGGATATTTATTAAATGAAGAACAAATTTTTATATCATTCTATACAGAGTATAATTTTACGGAATATAACCTTTGTAGAAATAAAAAAACAAGGAAGGATTTCTTTTTCAAGTCTCAAAGAATGGATCCAATGGAAATACAGCTTATTTATGCTGAAGATATATTCACAAGTTTTACAATAAGTGTAACAGACTTTAAAGACAATTATGAAATATTAGATAAGCATAATAAAAATGTAAAGGGGATGTATTAGATGTGGAAGAGTTATTGAATACTAATGAAATATGTAAAATGTTTAGCGTTAGTAGAAAAACAGTTTGCAAATGGAGAAAACAAGGAATACCGCATTATAAGGGATTAAGGATTATAAGATACAAAAAATCAGAAATACTAGATTGGTTCAATAATCAAAAATTACTCAAGGAATTTTTTAACCCTAATAAACCAAATCCAAATAAGTGGGATGTAAATAAGATTAGATTAAATAAAGTACTTGAAGATTAACTGATAATTAGTTTAGGAGAAAAAACTATGTTTAATAAGATGTTAAAGAAGATTATTAAAAGAATTATTTCATCTAATATTAAATATCAAACAGATACAGTAATAATTTATAGATTAAACATACCAATTAAGCTAAGAGCTCTGAATGCTCAAGAAATAAGAGAAATTAGGGAAAAGAGCATAGATAATATTGAATTTGTAGCCAAATTAATAGTTACTTCAACTATAAATTTTAATTGGGGAAGTCAAATATTATTAAATGCATTTAAAACATCTGATAGCAAAGACGTTATTATGAATATATTACTTGCTGGTGAAATGAAGTTATTAGGAGAAAAGGTTATAAAGTTAAGTAAATATTATATTTTAATTGATAAAATACTAGAAGCAATTAAAAAAGCATTTTTAAAGTCTTATAATTAAGGCTTTTTATTTTATTAAAAAATTAGAAAGGAAGTAGTAAAAATGCCAAAGTTAAGTGAAATTTTAGGAGATTCATTCAATCAAATTCCAGAAGACCTAAGAAAAAAATATGAGAACGTAGATTTAGTGGACAGCTCAAATTACGTGGAGAAAAGGCAATATGATACTGCACAAACTACTATTAAGCAGTATGAAAAAGATATCCAAAAAAGAGATAAAGACTTAGAGGATCTTAGAGAGAAAGCTAAAGATAATGAGGAACTCACAAAAAAGATAGATGATCTTAAGATAGAAAATAAGAAAACAACTGATAATTATAAAGTTGAATTAGAAAAAATCAATTTTGAATACAGACTTGAAAAGAAGTTAGGCGATTATAATCCGCATAATGTAGATATCTTAAAGAAAGCTTTAGATTTAACCAAAATAAAGGCTGATGGTGATAACTTTATAGGATTAGAAGAGCAAATTAAATCTTTAAATGAAACTGATAAATATTTATTCAAAGAAACTACACAAACCGAAAAACCAAAAGGAACAGGGGTTATTATCGGAAGTAATTCTTCCGCTGATGATAAAGGGCCTAGCGGTATAGGAGCAATACTTGCTAAGACCAAGACAGAAAATGCAAATGCAGAAGCTCAAAACAAATTTTTCGCATAATTAAGGAGGATTAATTAAATATGAGTATGGAAGAAAAAGAAACCTATATGGGTGAGAATAAGTCAATATTAATGTATGCTCAAAATTTTCAAAACATAGCAATAAAAATGTCTAAAGCTGATGTTTCGAAATATCTAACAGCTGATGGAATTTTACCAGCAGGTACACCAGTTACAAAAGATGGAAAGGTTGTTGATGGTACTACCATAACAGGAGATAAGGCAATTGGTATAACTTATCGTAATGTTAACTTTAAGTATAGCAATGGGAATGAAAGCGTTCCTGTAACTATATTTGGGTTTGTTAAACTAAGTGCAATGACTGCATTAGTTACTGATACAGTAAAAGCAGCTCTAAAAATGATTCAATTTTTATAAAAATAGGAGGAATGAAAGATGGATTGGAGAGAACTTATAAATTCAAAAGAAATTGCAACGTATATTACACAATTACCATTAGAAATGCTAATTGGTGAAGCTTTATTTCCTAGAAAGAAACAGGTAGGAATGGATCTAAAATATATTAAAGGGGCAAAAAAGAAGCCAGTAGTATTAAAACCAAGTGCTTTTGATGTAGCTGTTAAGAATAGAGCATTAAAGGCTGCAGTTGATGTTATTAAAAAGAGAATGCCGTTTTTTAAGGAAAGCGTTACTGTAAATGAAGAGGATAGACAACAATTATTACTTGCTGCACAAGCAGAGAATGAACAATTATTACTTACAATAATAAGTGAGATCTATGATAACTATGTAAATTTAGTTGATGGTGGAGATTCTCAAATGGAAAGAATGAGAATGCAGGCGCTAAGTGATGGTGTTATAAATATAGTTAGTGATGATGCAGATATTGTATTTGATTTTGGTATTCCAGAAAACCACAAAGAAGTGTTAATTGGTGCTGATTTATGGAGCAATCCTGATGCTGATATCATTGGAGATATCGAAAGATGGAAAACAATAATGAGAAATTCAGGATATGCTGTACCAACTAGAATGATATTAACAAGCAAAACTTTTGGATATATAGCAATAAATAAAGCAATTAAATTAGATATAGATAAAGATGGAAGAGTAATTCTTACAGATGAGATTATAAAGAATTATCTAAAAAATAAAGTGGGTATTTCTATAGCAATTGTAAGTGGAACTTATAAATTAGAAGATGAGAGCGAAGAGCAATATTATCCAGATAATAAAGTTACATTAATTCCAGATGGTAACTTAGGCTCAACTTATTATGGAACAACACCAGAAGAAGCTGATAAAATGTATGGTTCAGATTTAGATTGTTCTATTGTTAGAACTGGTATTGCAGTTACAACAATGAGAAAACCAGATCCAGTAACAGTAGAAACTAAGGTATCACAGTTAGGGATGCCAAGCTTTGAAAGAGCGGATGAATGTTTCTTTGCTACAGTAGGATAAAGAGAGTAATTAATAAATTGCTCTCTATTTTTATTAAATGAAAGGATGAATATTTATGGCAGGTAAAAAGATTAAATCTAACGAAACAATGTATAATGCAGTAGCTCTAAGATATATAAAGTACAATGGAGAACGTATTGCACCAGGTACAGAATTTCTTGCTAAAGAATCAGATATTGAGGAATTAAAGGAAAAGGAATGTGCTGAAATTAAAGATGCAGTTCAAAACAATGATTCAAATACTCCAGGACAAGGTGGAGCAGAAAACGATGGATCAGGAAATGATGGAGAAGGTGCATAGTAATGGATGCTATTACACTAGATCCTATAGAACAATTAAAAATTAATCTTCAGGAAAAAGAATATCCTTACTTTGAAGATAGTGACTTACAAAACTTACTCATAATGAATGGAAATAGTGTATCTAAAGCTAGTTGGAGAGGCTGTTTATTAAAAGCAGCTTCAGACGATGAAATTAAAGTTGGACCAATTGAACAAAAATCATCTAATAGAGATTATTGGAATACTTTAGCTGCAATATATAAAGCTGATTATGATGCTGAAGTAGCTGCATTAAATCCAACAGTTACAACAGGATATAAAACATCTATGAGAAGAGCAGATGGACAATGAGTAAGTTAAGAGCTAGTAAAATAAAAAAAATAATTAATAAAGGGATTTCGATGAATCCAACTACAATATCATTTACTCAAATATCAAAAAAAATAGTAGACGGTGGTTTTGTAAATGAAACTAGTGATAGAACAATTACTGTTTTAATTTATACTGGAGATTCGGATATGTCAGGATTAAGTATGGAAAGCAAAATAGAAGGAACATCACATACAAATTCCAAATATAAAATGATAGCTGATTCAGAAGCTGATTTAGAAATTAATCCAAAGGAGACAGTTAAATTTGAAAATAACGGAATCAAATTTGAGATTAAAGCAGTATATCCACAAATTGTTGAAGATATAAGATGTGGTTATATGTGCGATCTTGAAAGGATTGATTAGATGGGATTTAAAGTGAATGATTTTATTGATAAAAAAATGGGTGGAATGCCTATATTACTTCAATACGGAATTACTCCTTTACTTGTCAATGAAGCAAAAAAAAAGGCTTATTGGAAAGATAGGAGTTCTCATGCTAGAAACTCTATAAATGGAGGAGTAGAAGGAGGAAACGGTGAGTTTACCTTATATCTAGCTCATGGAAGTGAATATGGAGGATGGCTTGAAGAAGGTACCGGTATATATGGACCTACTAAAAGAAAAATAGTACCAGTTAATAAGAAAATATTAAGTTGGGTTGATGAAGATGGTAAAAGACACTTTGCTAAAAGTGTTCAAGGAATAAAGCCTATGCCAATTTTACATGATACATTAAACAATAACGAAAGTAATATAGCAAATAGAATAATTAAGTATTGGAGCGATTAGGCATGAGAGCAGGAATAAGAAAACAAATATTAAGTTTAGTTCCAGAGCTTAAAGATTGCTATGAACCTAATGTGCCTGATAAAACAACCGAAAAGCCTTATGCTATAGTTGTTCAAGGTTCTGATGATGAAAAAGGAGAAGTAATAGGTTTTGAAAGAAGTATAGAAATATGGATATACCAAGATAGAACTACTTTTAAAACTTTAGACACGCTTACAGATAAAGCGATAAAAGCTTTAGATATGCAGCTAATAGAAGATTCAGATACAAGTGAGGCTTTTACGTGTAAATTCGGTGGAACATTAGGTCAAGATATAGTTGACCATGAGTGGGATGCTATAGCGAGAGGCTTAAAGTTTACAGTTATAGCATTACATGAAGAAGATGAAATAAATGCTGATCCTTGGCTTGATGCTTTAGAAGAATATACTAAAGGAGTTACAAACCATACAGTATATTTGAATAGCTGGAAAAAGAATTTTGAAGTTCCTTCAATATTATGGAGGGTTCAAAATCAAAAGAAAGAAAGAGAAAACTATGCTCTTATAAAAGAAAGTAAAACTCTTATATGTCATATTGCTAGTAATAATAAGAATGAAATTAATAAATTGCTAGATGATATAGAAAATAAACTTATTACAGACTTGAAAATACCTTTAAATTTAGCGGATAAGCGTTATCTTACAATAGAAACTATATCTGAAGATAGAGAGGCTGATATGCTTAGTAAGGGGCAATTAACAGTACAACTATTTAGAAGAAGGATGATAGAAAATAATACGCCTATCATAAATAATATTTATGGTAGTGGAGTAATAAGGGAGGAATAATTCAATATGGATGAAAATATAGAAAATAATGCAGAAATGCCTGTTCAAAATGCAGATGAAGAAAGTGTAAGTAAAACGAACGAAGAAGCACAGGAGGATAATTCAATGGCTGGAGAAGTTAAAGAAGAAACGTATAATACTCAATATTTGATTGATAATTGTAAAGCACTTGGCTATAAGAAAGAAATTGTAGCTGGTGCTTTATTTGGTTGTGAGAAAACAGGAATGACAAAGAGTGAATTTGAATCAATAATAAAAGAATTCTTAGGAAAGAAGGTTAAATAATAATGGCTGGAAATTGGAGTGAAACCAACAAACCTACGTTACCGGGGTTTTATAATAGGTTTAAGACAATAGCAGAAAATAGAGTTACAGCTGGAACAGATGGAGTATTAGCGATGCCTGTTAAGGCGAATTGGGGGCCAATTAAAACAGTAACATCTGTAGCTGATGAATCGGATCTAATCGATAAATTTGGTAGTGAAAATACTGCTTACAAGCTAGGCAGATTAGCATTACTTGGACAACCTAAGGAGCTTTTGCTTTATAGGTTGGTAGATGGTTCCGAAAAAGTTGCTGAAATAACATTAAAAGATAATGGTTCTTCACCAGTAGATGTTATTAAAATTCAAACTAAATATCCAACAACTAGGAAGTTTAATATAACACTTCAAACAAATTTAATTGATTCAACTCAAAAAGATTTATTGCTTTTTGAAGATTCAAAGCAAATCATTACTATACCAGGGTTGAGTGGAAAAATTGAGGATATAGTAAGTCAAATAAATAGTAATAGTGAAAATGAGTATTTAGTTGCAGAAAAGATTAAGGATTCAACAAATGGTTTAAGCAGCATTGTTAATCAAGCATTAACAGGCGGAAATGATGGAAGTGAAAACACCGATAATGAAGCTTACCTTAAAGCTATGACAGCTTTTGAAGGTTATGATATTGATGGGTTCGTATTAGATGGAATTTCAGATACATCATTACAAGCTAGTGCTAAAACTTGGACTGATAATCAAAAAGAAAATGGAAATGATTTTTGTTTATTTGTAGGTGGTTCAGTTGATATCGACTTAGATGAGGCTAATTTAAATTCAAAGAAGCTAAATAGCCTTAATGTAGTTAATATAGGTGACGCTCTTTATTATGATGGCGTATTATATTCAGCTGCAGAAGTAGCAGTTTATATTGCAGCATTATCTATAGGTATAGATTTAAAAGAAAGTGTATGCAATAAGAAAACTATTTTCTCTAAAATGAAAACAAAACATAGTAAAACTGAAAGAGCTGCAGCTTTAAAAGCTGGAACTTTAGTTTTTGATGAACAGGATGGAAGTGTAGTAATTGTAGATGATAAAAATACATTTACAGAATATACAGATGAAAAAGGTGAAGTTCTAGGCTATATAAGAGCTGTTAGATTCATAAATACTGTAGATAAAGATACCACTTTAAATGGGGTTAAATTTGAAGGAAATACTTTAAATAATCCAACAGGTCAATTAAGTGTTATTTCTGCTTTAAAGCAATATTTTGAAACATTTGAGAATGAAGGGATAATTGATTCTGATTTTACTGTTGAAATAGACAAAGCTCTACAAGCAACAGCTAAGAACGATGAATTTTATTGGAAGTGGAATGCTAATTACATTAATGTAATGAAGAAGATTTTTGGAACTGGATATATAAAATAAGTTGGAGGGGATTAAATGGCTATTTTAGACGCATCAAGAACCATACATAGTATGTATGCTAAAGTACTTATGGATGGAGTAGAACAAACAAATGTTAGTGAATGTACTGCAAAAATCACACTTGATAAGAAAGAAATAAATGTTGTAGGTGATGATTGGACTAGATATAAAAGAGGAACTAAAAAAGGTGCTGGTACCTTTAAAGGATTCCATGTTACATCAGATATGATTAAGAGAGATTTTAAAAGATTTGAATTAATAGCAGCATTAGAAGATCCTGAGGCTTATGGTTTTGAAAGAATAAGATTAAAAAATTGTATGGCTGATGAAGTAAATCTTATTGATTTAAAAGTTGGAGATCTTGTAACAGAAGAAAGCAATTTTACATTTGAAGGATATGACTTATTAGATGCTATAGAAGCATAGTTATCAGTGGCCTTGATATTTCGGGGCCACTATTTATATAAAAATATATTGGAGGAATTGAATATGAAAAAAACTGATGAACAATTATTAAGCATGAAGGAAAAGGATATATTATCAATATTAAAAGGAGAATTTGAAAGACCAACTGTAACAGTTGTTTTAGATAGGCTTGGAATACCACTTAAATTAAAAGGATTAAGTGCTAAGGAAATAAGTACAATAAGGAAAGAATGTACTTATTCAAGAAAAATTAAGGGTAATATGGAAGAAAAATTGGATGGTTCAGAATTTGATGCAGGTCTTATTGTTGCTGCAACTACAAACTTTGAGTGGAAATCACAAGATTTGTTAGAATTTCATAAGGCTAGTGATGGAAAACAAGTAGTAAGAAAGCTATTACTTGCAGGAGAGATTTCTTTAGTAACAAACAAAATTATGGAAGTAAGCGGATATAATGATGAGCTTGAGGAAATCGAAGACATAAAAAACTCATAGAGCAGGGCGGAATGATAACAGCGCTTTACAATATATTTGTAAATCATCATATTTGTCCTGATGAATTTTATGGAGTTGAGAGAAATGATATGGCAAGGACTATAATGCTTGCCTTTTCTCAATATGAGGTTAAACAACGTAATGATCTAATGAGTAAAAAAGATTAGGGGGTGGAATATTGGCCAATAAAGAGATCTATAGGATTGGCATTCAAGTTGGTGTTGATGGTGTAGAAGATAGTAAACAGAAGTTAAGCGCTATGGAAAAATACACTCAGCAAACTGAAAAAAGGCTTAAAATGCTAAATAAAATTACTGTTAGTCCAACTGCAAAACTTAAAGACCAGACATCATCTGCTATTGAAAAAATAAATGTTAAAAGTAAAAGTTTAAGTAAAGCTCTAATCAGTCCAACTGCAAAGATAAACGATCAAGCAACAAGTAAGTTAGATAGGATTAGCACAACAATAAAGAAGCTTGAAAACTCAAATATAACTGCTAATTTAAGAATAAAGGACCAAACAGACAATTATTTAAATAAAGTTCATTCTAAAAGTGATAAGTTTAAAGATGTAAGTATCAATCCTACAGCTAGAATTTCAGGTAATTCCTCAAGTTTTAATAAAACAAAATCTGATCTCATGGAGTTAGATGGAGAGTTTAGATCAGCAAGCGTTTCAGCAACTAAAGCTTTTAATGCTATTGAAGAAAGTAGCAAAAAAGCGGATAAAACTGTTTCAAACAGTGTAAGTAATATAGGGAAAAAGTTTTCTGATTCAGGCGAAGAAATTTCTAAAATAGGTGATAAGTTAAATACTAGAGTTACTTTACCTATTGTTGGAATAGGAGTAGCAGCAGCTAAAATTGGGATGGACTTTGAAAGTCAAATGTCAAGGGTTAAGGCTATTAGTGGTGCAACTGGTGACGAGTTTAAACAACTACATGACCAGGCATTACAATTAGGAGCGGATACTGCTTTTTCATCAAAGCAAGCTGCGGAAGGTATGGAAAATTTAGCATCAGCAGGTTTTTCAACAAGTGAAATTATTTCAGCAATGCCAGGATTACTAAACTTGGCAGCAAGTTCAGGGGAAAGCTTGGCAAGTAGTTCGGATATTGCAGCCAGTACACTAAGAGGATTTGGATTAGAAGCTTCAGAGGCTGGGCGTGTTGCAGATGTATTAGCAAAAAACGCTAGTGCAACTAATGCAGCTGTTGCAGATACAGGGGATGCTATGAAGTATATAGCGCCAGTTGCTCATGCTATGGGGTTAGGTCTTGAAGAAGTTACTGCAGCCATTGGAGAAATGTCTAATAGCGGAATTAAAGGAAGTCAAGCAGGTACAACGCTAAGAAGTGCATTAACAAGACTTGCATCACCTTCAAAAGAAGCAGCGGGAGCTATGGCTTCAATAGGATTTAATGCTTTTGATTCTCAAGGGAAATTAAAATCTTTAAGTACTATAGTTGGTGAATACTCAAAGGCGTTAAAAGGAAAGACAGATCAACAGCAACAAGATTTAACAGCTACTATTTTTGGACAAGAAGCCATGAGTGGAATGATGGTTCTAATGCAAGGCGGATCAAGTGCTTTGGATGAATTAACTAATTCATATAAAAATGCAAATGGAGCTGCCGAAGAAATGGCAAAGACAATGCAAGACAATGGTAAAAGTGCAATTGAGCAAATGATGGGAAGCTTAGAAACTGCGGCTATAAAGGTAGAAGAAGGAGCTGCACCTTTAATAACTAATATAGCTAATAAAGTTCAAGATTTAGCAAACAGTTTTTCAGAATTAAGTCCTGAGCAGCAAATGTTTTATGCTAAACTATTAGGAGTTGCTGCAGCAATTGGACCAGTTACAAAACTTGTGGGTGGCTTAACAGGTAGCATTGGTAAATTAATTAGCATTGGAAGTAAACTTGGACCATTATTAGGAATAACAGCGTCAGCATCAGCAGGAATTGCATTAGCAGCGGTATCAGCATTAGGAATAGGAATAGCTGGAGTTGTTACTCATAATGAATTAATGGCAAAATCTTTTGATACTAGCACAGATGATTTGAATGTATGGGAAAAGGCAGTAAATGTCTTAACAGGAAGTACTATAAAATCAAAAAAAGAATTACAAAGTGCTGGACTAGCTTATGAAGATTTTTCAAAGGATCTATCAGGAAACTTTAAAAATAGTGTTGAAAATGCAAGCAAATCATTTAATAAATTAAAAATGACTTTAGCATTTGATAGTAGAAATGGAGTAGATTTTACTGATTCAATGTCAGCAGATATAAAAAGTCAAGTTGATTCCATTGTTACAAGTGCCAAGGATGCTGTTATTAGTAAACGTGGCGAAATGCAAAGTACATTATCTCAATTATTCAACTTAGGTGATGGCAAAATTGATGATAATGAAAGTAAAGTTATAGATAATATAGCTGAATATCAAGATAGTAAATTTCAAACAATTCAAACGTTAAATGAAAATATATATAATACATTAAATACAGCAGTATCTCAGCATAAAAAATTAACTGAAGAAGATATTAATAATATTAAGAATTGGACTCGACAAATTCAAGCGATGCAAATGGAATCGAGTACTGGAAATGAAGCAGATAGACAATATGCTTCAAATCAAGGGAAGTTTGAGAAAAGACTAGGAAGTATGACAGCAGATGAAGCAATATCATCAATGAAAGGGTTCTATGATCAGATAATAGATATAAATCAAGATTCAGAGGATAAGGCAAGAAAAGTTATTGATGATTCTGATGCATTAAAGAAGGATTTTGAAAAAGGTTATTCTGATGCCATTGCTAAAGGAGATACTGCAACAGCTGATTCTTTAAAAAATTCAATTGAGCTAATAGAAAAAAAGGTAAAAGAAGCTCAAGATAACTTAAGCAATTCGGTAAAGACAAGAAAAGAAAAAACTAAGGATTTATGGGATGCTTTCTATTCAACAAATGATAATTTAAAGGGAAAAATAAATGAAATAAATTTCACTAAATTTTCACCAGCTGATATTAAGGCTAATGGAAATTTAAACTCCAAATTATCAAGTGAATATAGTGAAATAGCTAATACTACTAAAACAGGAATGCAAAGAATAAGAGAAGCTGATGGATGGCATGATATAGAAGTTAATGTTGATGAAGCTACAGGGAAAATAACATCTATTTATGATACTTTTAACGGTAGTTATGCAGGATATTCGGAAGACTTTGCACAAAAAGCTAAAGCTTCAGGAGATAAAGTACGAAGTTCTATGGAAGAGCTCCAGAAGTCGTTAACAACTTTAGGTGGAGGAATTAAGTTAGATTCTAATAATGATGCTATTAATTCAAGTACAGGAGAAATAATAAGTAAGTTAGATAATGTTATAGCGACAGCAGATGGAGCAAAGATAGCTATAGCTAATGTAGATGGGAAACAAATCAAGTTAGACTTTGATAAGGATGGCTTATTGAAAAATTATGATGATGTTGTTGCAGCTATTAATGGAGATACTACTAGTAAAGCTATTGTTAATATTGATTTTAGTAATAAAGATAGTATAATGCAACAATTACAGGATGTTAAAACTGCAGAAGATGGAACGAAGACTGGTATATTAGATTTAAATGGAACTCCAATACAGATTACGTCTAATGCTTCAGGCGAAATAATTAATATGGTAGGACTTAAAGGATCAGTTGATAACATACCGCCAAGTAAAGATGTTCAAATAGGCAGTAATGCTAACCAAGCAACAAGCGAAGTAAATGGAACTACAACTGCAATAAAGAGTATGCCTGATTCTAAAACAATTACTATTACAACCATATTTAAAAAAATTACTCAATGGTTTGATGAAAAATTTAATAATGCTGCAAAAGCAATTAATGACCATAGTACAGCTTCAAGTTACACTAATACAGAACAGGATAGTTATGATGAAAATAGAACTCGTTTAGATGCTAATGGTAAACCATATGCAACAGGAACAAATAATGCCAGTACAGGGTGGCATGATACTGCTGAAAAAGGATTTGAAATTATGATTGGGCGTAAAAAACGTTGGTTTGCTGGTGGAGAAAAAGTTTTAAACCATCAACAATCTAAATCATTCTTACAAAACTTGCAAAATAAAGAAACACCTAATACTCAGCAAAACCAATTCCAATTAGTTAAACCTCAGGTTAAATTGGCTGGAGTAAATGTTGGAGATATTCAAGTAAATATTAGCGGAAATCATGATACTGACGGTATAGTGCAAGAAGTAGTTCAAGTTGTAGGGGTTAAGTTAAAAGAAGCTCTTGAAGATATTAAATAACAGATCATTTTATGGTATACTTTGGTATAAAGGGGGATATCTATGAGTTTTAAGGATAAAATTAGATTAGCAGTTATAGGAATATCAATTTTAGTAGTCGCTATTTTTATGTATAAAGCTGACATAAATAAAAATAAGGTAGCTATGACAAAAGAAAATGCAAAGACGATAGCGGTAGAAAATATTTATAGTCCAACTCAAGAAGAAAAGAATGTTTTAAAAAAATCATATGAAGACATAGTTGAGGGCAAGGATTATACTATATATAGTGATTTAGATAAGAAATATGATTCTATGAGCGAAACAAAAAGGCAAAATATAAAAAACGATATAGAGCGATTGAGAAATGAAAAAAATGCTTACGATGAAGAGTGTAAAAAGCAGTCAGCACAAAATGAACAGATTTACTCAAAACTTATAAATGAAATACAGAATGACTATCCAAACATGAGAGTTACAGACATACTTGGCAAGGATGATAAAAAGTCATTGTTGATAGACATGAATTTATTGAACAATATAAGTGAAACAGAAGAAAAGGCATGCACATTAGCTGTAATGAAAGAAACAAGAATGAAGGAAGTTGGAATTAGTAGTATATCAATTGCATTGAAAGATGGCAATGGAAAAGCACAGGGAATCTTAGCGTTTAAATTGAATAATGGACAGTATAAGCCATATGCGAATATAATAAATTAGAAATTAGGAAAAAGCACTCGTTAAACTTAATGGGTGCTTTTATTATACTTAAAATCAGAAAGGAGATGATAAATTTGGATGTATATATAATAGATGAACTTAAAAATTATACTTTTCGTTTTCCTGTTAATCCACTAGAAAAGTTATCTATTCAAAAGGAAAAGAAATATACAACAGTTGATATATTAAATTTTGGAGAAGTTGATATTGCAGAAATTGGAGAAAAGATAAGTGAAATCAGTTTTGATACATTACTTCCTAAAAAATATGATTCATCTTACTGCAGATATAAAAATATAAAATCTCCTAATGATACTATTAAATTGCTTGAATACTGGAAGGATATAGATCAACCAGTAAGGCTTATAATTACAGACTTTAACTACAATGATTTAGTATTTATTTCTAAAATTTCGTATGAAGAAAGAACAGGAGAACCAGGAGACAAATATATAAGCATTACTTTCAGGAAATTTAGAGAAGCAAAGATAACAATTTATCAAGGTTCATCTACTTCAAATTCATCAACTCAATTGCAAGATAATAGAGCTGATAATGGCTCAGGCGATTATAAAGATGGTGACGTTGTTACCGTTACTGCAAGTGCATTGAATGTTAGAGATGGGCCAAGTACAGATCATAATGTTTTAGGTGTAGTTTATAAAGGCGATACGCTAACTATATTTAGACAATATGGAAATTGGGCTGATACGTATTGGGGTGACAAAGGCGGATTTGTATGTTTGGATTATGTAAGTAAGTAGAGGTGGTTTTATGGAGTTATATCTTAAGAATAATTATAGAATAGAGCTGCTTAGCGAATCAGTGACATTAAAAGATAGTGTTGATGCTATTGCTTATACTTTAAACGTAGAGCTTGCTTTAACGGATGAATTAAGGGCACTAGGAATCGCTAAAGGAGATTCGATTCAATTATATGATTATCCATTTCAAGATGCGTATGGTACAGGAAATATACTTGCACTTTTTAATGGCGTTATTTGGGATATTAATAAATCTGAGAAGGATAAGAAAATTTCGATTGTAGGTAAAGAGAGAACTGTTTATATTGAAGAATCAGAAGGTGAATATATTTGGTCTGAAGGCGAAACAGCTACACAAAGAATAAATACAATAGCTTATTACTGGCAGATACCAGTGGGAACTCTTGAAGATACTAAAATTGGATTATCTAAAGGAAGAAGAAAAGAATCCCTATACGGAATGATTAGAAAAGATTTAAAAGAAACAGCTCAAAAAGGCGGTAGTCTTTATAGATTGAGAATGGATGAAAAGCTTAATTTATTTGAGTTAGGGACAAATACTATTACTTATGAATTAAGTAAAGTTGTGGATACCTTAAATCAAAAAGAAAGCCTACAGGGAATGGTAACGCAAGTAAAGGTGCTAGGCAAAAACGATAAAGATGATACTTATTCACCAGTAATAGGAGTGTTCAGGAGCAATACTGATAAATATGGAACAGTGCAAAAAATAGTTCAAGATGAAAAAATAGATGATTATGCTAAAGGTCAATCTAAAGCCAATACTCTATTTTCAACTGGAGAAGACAGCATAACTATAAATTGCACTCAAGATGTAAATATTTTAAGGGCAGGCCATCAGGTGAGTTTATATCAAAATATTTATTATATAACAGATATAATGCATAAATTCGGTGGAAAAGGAAGTATGAACTTAGTATTAATGACATGGGATGGAGTGAAAAATAAATTTTATGGAGAATAAATTTAATATATTTCATGAGGTCGCTAGGAAAGTTAAAACTAATACTAATAAAAGTATAGCTAATTCGCTGATAGGCGTGGGGTTAACTCTTGGAACATTTAATGGAGACAGTTTAAAACTAGATAATTTTGACCAAGAGATAACAGATTTTTTGATATTGGATTTATTGAATTTAGAAAATAGTTATCAGACAGAAGAAGCTCAAGATCATACTCATGTTTTTAATATACCAGGACCACTCCAAACTATTAAAACAGGTGATAGAGTTCTGGTGGCTGAAATTGGTGATGAATGTGTAATAATAGGGAGGGTTTCTAATGTCTAATTTATTTCCGATTGGTAGTTTAGAAACGACCACATTAACTAATAATTCTAATACTAATTTCAAAGGAACATATGCTTTTGATTTTGAATCAGGAGATTTTGTTAAGAATGCAGATGGATCCGTAAAGATATTAAATGAATTTGAAGCTTATGTTCAATGGTGTCAAAAGGCTATGATTACAAGTAGATATCAGTATAGCGCTTATTCATCTAAGTTTGGAAAAGATATTATAGGTTCTGAATTAGATAATGCAGCCATTGAATTAGAACTCAAAAGAATAACTCAAGAAGCTTTAGTGGTTCATCCAATGACTGAATCTGTTGATAATTTTACGTTCACATGGGAGAATGGAGAAGTTTATTATACTTATGAGGTTACAAGCAAAAAAGGACAAACCGCCACATTGAAAAGTTTAAAGAAAGTGGGGTGATAGCTAATGGCTGAAATGATAGTTCCTGATTATTTAAATGAAAGCGCTGATGTTATTCATGCAAGAATGCTTGAAAAAGCACCTGAAGGAGTTACAGTTATTGAAGGAGATATCTTTTGGGATACAACAAGGCCAACTGCAGAAGAAAAATCAAGGTTAGAAAAAATTCAACTGCAAAACATTATAAAACAATCTCATCCGCAAACTGCAACAGGAGTATATTTAGAGTATTTTGGTGAATTTAAAGGAATCTATAAGAATCAGGCTACAAAATCTAAAGGATATATACAAGTAATTGCAAAGCCTACGACTCCAATATTTAAAGGCACTATTTTTGGAACGATATCGACAGAGGAAAAAGAATCAATTCAATTTAGTACATTAGAAGATATAGTTGTTGGAGATAGTGGTATTGCATTAATAGAAGTCGAATGTGTTACAGCTGGAGCTATAGGAAATGTAGAACCTAATACTATAACAATTTTATTTAGTAAAAGTGTTTCTGGTATAAAGAATGTTACAAATCTTGAAAGATTTAATGGTGGAACTGAAATTGAAGATGAGGAACATTTTAGAGCTAGAGTAATGGCAGCAGAACAGGAAGAAAACTTAAGCGGAGCTGATTCAGATTATGAAAAATGGGCGCTAGAAGTTGATGGAGTAGGTTATGCATATGCTTTAGAAGAGTGGAATGGTCCAAGTACTGTAAAAGTATTTATATTAGATAAAAATGGTCAGCCAGCAACTCAGGAGCTTATTAAAGCTGTAAAAAATTATATATATCCTGATAAGATACCAGGACAAAATAGAGGTGGAAGAGCTCCAGTTGGTGCAGTAGTAACAATAGATACTCCGCCTACTTTAAATGTTAATATTAAGGCTAAATTTTATTTTACATCAGGATTTGATTCAAATATAGTTCTAAGTGATTTAAAGAATGATATTAGTAATTATCTTAAACAACTTAAAATAAATAGTTTGATAAAGTATAACGAAATACACACTATTGTAGGTTCTTATATTTTACAATCAAAAGGCATAAGCGATTTTGAGAACCTTACTGTTAATAATGTAGCTACTAATATAAATTTATCTAATCAAGTTCCGGTTATAGGGGAGGTGGCTAACATTGCATGATAAGTTCTAAAAAAGGTCAGCAAATGTATTCGTCAGTTACTCCTATGTATGATGATTCAATACTTATGCAAGCAATATTTGAGGCGATTGGAAGTGAAGCCGATACATCTGTTGACCTTGCAGATGAAATATTGCGTGAAGTTTTTCCACAAACCGCTCTTAGCTGGGGATTAACCATTTGGGAGCAACGGTTAAATTTAATAACAAATATTTCTGAAGGTACAGAGAAAAGAAGAAAAAGAATATTAACCAAGTTACAAACAAGATCAATAATAAATCCTGAAAAAATAGGATTTATTGTTAGGAGTTTTACTGGTGCTGATGTAGATGTAGTTGATAGAGTTGCAGATTACATTTTTGGAGTTACTTTAATTTCAGATAAAAGTTTTAATGTAGATATTGATGAAATTAACTCAGAAATAAAAAGAATAAAGCCATCTCATTTAGGTTATAGCTTAGGTTTAGAAACACCTGATACTATAAAAATAACTGCAACTAGAGAATATGCGTTAAATCCGTTAAATATGTGTGGTCAATTTTATTGCGGTGATGGAGTTGTAATAAGCAGCTATGGAAGGACCTATGAATCAACAATTAATAATGATGTTGATTATAATAAAAATATTAAAGATTATAAATTATCAGGTTCAATACTTTCTAGTAATAATGTTGAAAGTGAAGATGGAGCTGCAGTAATTGGAAGAGTATACTCAGCCAGTGAAACTATTAAGGCCATTAAAGATTACTTATATGATACTCAGTTAAGTAAAAGTACTGGTGATGTTATAGGTTCGGTTTATAGCTCTAAAATTGAAGCTGAGAGCGATTATAACAATAATATTAATGATTATAATGAATCTGGAAGTAACCTAGCTGGAGAATTTATGGCTGGAGCTATAGATGAAATAGTCTCAACTTTAGGAAGAGTATATGAGCTAAATGAAAATATAAAATCAAGTGAAAGAACTTTATTAGATACGCAATTAAATAAGAGCAGTTTAACAGATCCTATTGTCGGTAGTCTAAATTCTTCAACTATTCAAGTAAATAGTTTAAGTGAAGAAGCAATTAAAGACTATTCATTAACGGGATCTATTTTAGTTAGTGAAAATATCGATGCTGAAAATGGCGATGCAGTAATTGGAAGAGTATATTCATCTAGTGAAACTATTAAAATTATTGAGGATTACTTATATGACACACAATTAAGTAAAACAAGTGGAAATATAATAGGTTCAGTTTATGATTCAAAAGTAAAAGCTGCAGGTACTTATAATAATTCAGTTAATGATTATGAGGAATCTGGAAGTAATTTAACTGGAGAATTTATGGTTGGATCAAATGAACAAATAACTTCAACATTAGGAAGAGTATATGAATCAAGTGAAAATATAGCATCAAAAGAAATAGTCCAATTAGATACGCAATTAAATAAGAATAGCGCAACAGATCCTATTGTCGGTAGTTTAAATTCTTCAGCTATTAAAGTAGATAGCACAAATGAAGAAGATATTAAGGAATATCAACAATCAGGTTCTATTTTAGTTAGCGAAAATCCTGATAGCGAAAGTGGTGATTCGGTGATAGGAAAAACTTATTCTTGTAATATACAAGAAAATGCAAGTGAATCTAATGAATTAAAAGAATATGACCAAGCTGGAGAAATCCTAGCTTCAGAGGAGGAATTATTATGATAACAGCGGCTGGTTTTAGCAATGTCTTAAACTATATGTCAAGCTTAATCGATAAAGGGAGGTACTACATGGGAAGTACTCCTATAGATGTACCAATATTAAGTAAAAACATTTCGGGAAACACACTTACAGTAAATGTATTCTTAAGCGATGGAGCTGCAGGAACAATCACAAAAACTCAACTAGTAGATACAAATGGTCAACTATTTGCAGATAAGCCAGATAGTATTTCAAAGCTAGATACTCAAGGTGTATTAGTTATATTTAAATTTACAATTACGGAGGTTTAATAGATGGTAGATTATAATAGAACAGTTTGGAAAGATCATATAAAGGACCAGAATGGAAATGTGATTCAACAAGGTATACCAGTTAGCGCTAAAAATCTAAATAATATTGAAAATCAACTTGTTATATTAAGTGCTAAAGAAAATACTTTAGCTGAATTAATTAGAGAAACCATTCCATCAGGATTTACTACTTTAAGTGACTTAGATTACTCTTATATGGCCACAAATCCTAATTCAATCAAGTTGATTGCAGATAGTATTGCGTTTGTAAATGGTTATAAAGTAGTAATTCCAGCTGGAACAATAATTCAATTAGATGTACCTCCAACTTCAGGATCACGTGATGATTTGATATTTTTAGAGTGCTGGAAGCAACAAGATGCTAATGGTTCTGTTAGTTGGAATTATAGAATTAGAGTTGTTGATGGCGTTGATTTTAATAAATATCCAGAAGGATTAAAACATTATGGACAAAGTTGGGATACAGCTATTACTGTACAAGGTGCTTTACCTTCACCCATAGCAACACCAACTTTTTATAACACATTTTGTGATTATAAAGAAAATGGTATCCCAAGCGATATTGGATTATTTAAAAATGTTTCAACATCCGCAGGGGTTAGTATAGATGGTTATGTATATGCAATTCCAATGTTTAGAGTTCATCGTAGGAATTCTGGGGGATATAGTGTAAACAACGGTAATGGTAGTGGTTCATTTGTAATGTGTATATCGTTAACTTCAGATTGTCTTATGGGATCAAATGTCATGAGCCTTTCTACTGTTTCAGGTATAAGTGTTGGCGATTATATATATAATATCAATTCACAATATTTGAATGAAAGAAGATTTAAAGTATTAGCGGTGGATTTAGTTAATAAGAAAGTTACTTTAGATAGAGCTTCATCAATAACGATGAGTGCCAATAATTCAGTTTATATCTGTCATGGAGAGCCTGCGCCTTATTTCAATGCACTTAGTAGAGCTGTTCCTGCTTTTGCAGATATAGTAATAGACAGAGACATTATAGACTTGCGCCATCAAGTGAGTTTAACTGGTTTTAATTATCAACAATTATTAGAAGATAATTTTGATAAATTGCTCAGGGGAGAACTTCAGACAAACGCAAAAACTCAGATGCTTAAAACCTATCATGGTGTTCCAAAAACACCTATTGATAGTAACCATGTATTTTATGCAAGCTTCGATGGAACAGCAATTGCTGAAATAGGAGGTGCAACAAATGTATCTGATGGTTTTTATCCAATGCCAACAGGATTAGGTGCAAATATATCTAATTTAAATGCAAGTGTATCAATACCTAAAATTGATATAACTATAGATATGTTTGTATTTATAGATTTAAAGAATGATGCCAATACTCCGCATGAATTAATAGCTCTAAAAAGTGCGAGTAACAATATGTTAGCGAGAATAATGTGGGATACATCAAACAGGTTAAGTGTATACGTAGGAAATGATATTGCTTTATATTCAAGAAGTAATAGTCTTTTTGCTGGTAAGTTACAACACATAAGGGTAACAATCACTCAAACTAGCATAGGTATGTATGTTAATGGGAAAAAATTAGAAAATTACTATCTAAATGTTGGCACTACATTTCATGGAATAACAGATAATATTGCTAAAATAGTAAATACTGATAATGCATATTTAGGAACAAGTGCCTATATTTCGGATTTTTCGATTTCCAACATAGACAGAGGCAGCACATTTGCGACACTACCACAAGACTATATTGATGGTTATGCTAGAATTGATAAAGCTTTTAATGAGCAAAGAAATGTACTTAGTGATGCTTTAATAAGCGAAGTTGACTTTGTACAGGTTAAGTGCAGCGGAGCAAATGGAAAATCAATTTCCTTAGGAGATTCTACAGATTGGGCGAAAGATGATGGGACTAAATGGAATAATGGTGATAGGGTTAAAATTAAGGGATTAGGAGGGGAGATAATTAGTGGTGTTATAGACAGTGATACAGCTTTAGGTACATTAGTAAGACCATCTATTGGTAGTGGAACTACAGGAATTCAACTATATATGGATTCTGTTGCAAAATTTTCAGTTTCAGATACTTTTAAAATAACTGATTACACTAATTATACAAGTGCTAAAATATGCACTATAACAGCAATTGATTCTGTAAATAACATACTGACAGTAAGTGTTGATTCAGCTGTAACAGAAGGTATGTGGCTTAGTGGATTTTATTGTATAGAAACAACAGCAAGTACATCGTCACCAAAAGTACAATATTTCAATGGTTCAGCCTTAGTAGATGTTACTGGAACATGGAGTGGTCTAGGAACAAATGAAGCAACATTTACGTTAGGAACAAATGCAAGTTTAACTAATCAAGATTTATGTATAACTTATGGATTAAATGAAATTCCAGGTCAAGGGGGCATATCGGAAGTATTAACATCATTACTTTTAGGAGAGAGTAATGGTAAGAGATTAGCGGTTAATCCTCCAGTATATGCGAGAGATGATTTTGCAGGAAAGATTAATGGAAGTATGAATATTAATCCTAATATTGCAAAACAAAATTCTTCAGCATCTATGTTGACTCCAAGCAATGGATGGAACGAATTTTCACAAAATCAATATGGATATATTAATTCGCAGGATTCTATAACAGCATCTATAACAACATCTGGTAATGGGCAAATACCACAGAGTTTATTTTCATTTAATCTAATAAGAATATTAGAAGATAAATTCGGAGCTCTACCATGTGGGAGCGATATTGTTAGTAAAGTAGCGTGGTTAAAAGCAAATATAAGCAAGATTAGTTGTACATGGTGGGGATATGGTTCTTGTCCAAGTGGAAATAAAGCTTATTGGACTCCATATGTAAATAATGCTTGGCAGACTGATACTGCAAAAAATGCATCAAATGCTATAACAGGTACTGGATATACTTTACATGTTTCCTATTCTGCTGGATATAGACCTAGTGAAGCTATTGATTCTAACGGATTTATACACTTTTTAGCATATACAGATGCATCAGATGGAACAACTGCAAGTTCTGTTAATACGGATTATGTAAATATAGAGATAACACTAAATATTTCAGGCAATTATGATATATTGGCTCCTGAAAATCCAAGAAGAGATGATGGTAAATCAAATATTTTATTAGTTAGAAAAGAAACTAAAGAAATACAAACAATGTTTAACAGAGGAAATAATGATGGAATTGTTACGTATGGAGATTATATTCCAGCACAATTACTACCATATAATACTACAAGTATTTTGTTTGAACCTTCATATTTAATAGGTACAACAGCTGGTACTGGTTCGAGAGGGATTATGGATAGCTTTAATCAATACTGTAATAAAAGTGTTTTTGGCCAATTTATTGGTGTACCTAATATGTATAATTTTAAAAATGAAACTATTTTTGATACTAATATTGCAAAAATATTTAGTAATGGTAATAAGCAAAACAATTTTTCATTCAGTAAAGCTATAGGTTGGGGAATAGATAAGTATTCACTTATACTTAATACTGCAATTAAAAATCAAGTTATTAACTTATTAGTTTTGGAAATAGCGTTGATTAATTATAATAATGAATTATATATTGCTGTAATAGGTAACACACGAATTATTAATGCTGATGGATCAACTTCACCTAGTATTTTAAATGGAAATTCAAATACTACTAATGTACCAGTAGGATTGATTAAATTAAATAGAAGACCATTAATTAAATAAAGGGAGGCAATGGAAATGGATATAAACATTGATAGAGCTACAGGGAAGTATTCAGCTTCCCAAACAGCTCTTACTTATTCAATTACTGTAAATGATGACTTTTCATTAAGCAAAATAATTGAAATTAAAGATGGAGAGAATCAAAAAATTAATGAAGAAGGAAACCTACTATACTTAGATAGTGAAGGAAACGAAACTATTGAATCTAAAATTGAGGTTAAAACAGATGAAGGAGAAGAAGATGATTCTATTAAATGGATTGATAATACTCCTATAATGATTCCGAAATTAACAAAGAAATTAATAACCTTTGCTCAAGATCCTACAGCATTTGAAGTAGAGGAAATATTACAAGCTAAATATAAATCATTGCTAGAGGATACTACTCATGATTATATTTCTCATGATTATATTTTAGCGGATATATTTCTAAATGAAGAAGATATTGATTTAACTGATAAAGATCATGCAGCTAACACAGGAGTTGCTATTATGCAGCTACTACCAATCGGACAGGCCAAAACTAAAACAATAACATTAGAAGCTGCAGTTAGTTCTTTTGAATTATTAGAACTTGAGTCTGCAGGTGTTGATGTTTATATAAATGATGTTAAATTCGTTAATAATAAGGCTGTATTAAGTGCAGTTACAAGCGAAGTAGTAATTAAGTTTAAGAATACTGCTAATAAGGCGGTAGACGTTAAATCTTACGCTATAGCATATTAAAGGAGGTATTTAAATATGATCCAAGCTAAAAGAGAAACATCAAAACAAGATGTAAAAAAAACACTAGAACAAATAGTAAAGGACCAGGCACAACAGATAAGCGATTTAAAGCAAGTTATCGATGATATGATATTAAATAATGGAGGTGTTGCTTAATGGCTGAATACATGGCGAAGAGGATACTTGAAGAAGCTTATACCTATGAATACGTAATAAAGAAAAGAGCTGATTTAAAGCAAGGAATAGATGAATATTTAACATCTATAGGCAGAACAGATTTAATTGCTCAATAAGTAATAATAAAATAAATTAAGCATAATTAGGGGCTTTTAAGAAGTCTTTTTTTATGCTTAATTTTATGTAAAATTTGAAACAAGGATGTGAACTATGGATAAATACGCTAAAAGTGGTTTCTTCACAACAATCGCAGTATTGGGTGGGTGTTTGGGGGATGTTTTAGGGGGATTAGATGCAAAATTAAAAGCTCTATTAATATGTATGATTTTAGATTATATAAGCGGTCTAATGGTAGCAGTAATTTTTAAAAATTCAACTAAAACAGAAACAGGAGGGGCACAAAGTCAGGCAGGATTCAAAGGGTTAGCTAAAAAGATATGTATTTTATTTCTTATCATGGGAGTTAATCTTATAGATCAAGTATTAAATACAAATGGTTTCTTTAGAAATGCTGCAGTGGTAGGATTTTTTGCAAATGAAATTATATCATTAGTTGAAAATGCTGGATTAATGGGTTTAAATGTTCCTCCAGCAATAAATGACGCAATAGACGTTTTAACAAAGAAAAAGAATAAAAGAGAAAATTAG